ATCCGCAGTCGGCATACGATACAGTCTTTTAGTGATCATGTGGTGAAGGCCATTCAGATGGAGCAGTATGGAAAAACGCGGATTCAATATTTTGGGAAGGATGATAAACTAGGATTCTCCTTTCAAACGCACCTGACCACCAGCCATTTGTGCGGACATTTTGCCGAGGAGATCGATGCGGCCTTCTTGGACTGTTTCAGCTGCAAGGAATACGACCCGGCGGCGGTGGAGGCGGTGGCGCGACTTTACTTTCTGCCGTCTGGAGTGGAGCGGGTGACAATACGCAGAGGAATACTTTCGCAGCTTAAATAAATGGCGGACACGGCCACGGGAACTCAGATCGTATCGTGGCTGTCCCTTGGGCTCATCGTGCTGGGCATCATAGGGGGTGTCATCAATCACAAGCGGATCCGCAGCACGTGCTGCAAGCACGAGGCGTCGGTCTCCTTGGACGTTGAGAATACGAGCCCGAAAGGGGACACAAAATTGGAGGGGATAAAACCGAAGCCCACGGTAGATGAAAACGCATCGTGAGGAAGTCTTGGAACATTATGGACTGGAAGACCGTGGGTATTCCATTCCAGAACTCAGCGAGATTACGGGGTATTCAGAGAAGACGCTGCAAGAGGTCTTTGATCGTGGATGGGGGGCTTACATCGACCCCAAGACAAAAGGGGTGTCGGATTCTGTAAGGCTCAAAGGTAGTTACAAAAAGGGCATTCACGACCCCAGCGGAAAAAAAAAGCTCTCCCGAAGCCAGTGGAGCAAAGCGCGTGTTTGGAGCTTCATTTCAGGAAACCCTAAGCATGACAACGATCTTCGCTAAATAGGCATCGCGGACCTCAATGGCCTCTGCGAGGGTATCATAGGCTCCTAGCCAGAAATGCTTTACACAGACTGCGAAGCGCTGCTTTTGGCGGTGGATGTAGATCTCACCGGTGGGCTTTACCATTTGACCCCCTTCCCGATATGAGGTTTAGGTTGCCAGCGCGATCCACGGGGTCTTAATGAAGGTGGAGGTTCCCGATAGATGGTTTGCTGTTGCCCCGCATAGATTGGAGCCATAGTTGAAATATACGTTGCCCGCTGCGCCCGTTGTTCTCTGCACCACGACAAACTGAGTCGGAACGCCGTTCGTCGTTGTAGCCCCTTCGCATCGCATGTAGTTGAAGATACAATTGACGCTGGGGGTGACGGCGGACGTTCCCATCGCGGCGGTGTTGCTGAAGCGGATGCAGCATTTCGCACCCGTCCCCGCGTCAGAAGCCGTGGAAGTGTATGTAAGCAGACACGAGTTGATATTCATTCCCGTGGGCGTGGCGGTGTCGTTCTGGAAGTCTATGAGGGGCAGGACAGTGCTGGTCGCGTTGTTCTGAATCAGACTCGCACCAAATAGATTGACACGTCCTTGCTTGGTTGTGCGTATTAACTGAACGCCCGCAGTCGTGCCGGGATAGTTGGTGATTTGCGTATTGACGACGCTGATGGAGGTGTTGCCGCCGACATCGATGGCGATGGTATCTATAAAATAGACGACGCAGTTCTGGAGGTTGATCGTGCCGAATCCGCCACCCGTAGAGGCATCCGTGAGTTTGACTGCAGACACTCCAGCATTTGAGAGAATAACGCAGTCCGTCAGAATGAGCGTCTGATCGTAGGCGGAGGCGTTGTTGTAGAGAATATTGAGGAACTGGATGGAACTAACGCCCCCAATGATGGAGGCAAGGGCGGACGATGTAGCATCCCACGTGATGGAACCATTGATAAAGGTTGCTGTGGAAAGAGACGTGGATCCGCCCACTAAATAACAGTTGGCTCGGGATACGACTACATTTTCCGTGTAGGTTCCAGCCGCTAAAAAAATGATACACGGGATTGTCTGCGTGGCGGGGAGCTGCGTGAGGGTATAGCCGATCGTCTTCCATGGATTGCCGATCTGCCCAGTTCCGAGGGAATCGCTACCCGACACGTTGCTGACGTAGAACTGGTAGGAGAAGGGCTGGACTGTGCCGTAGGGCCCGGTAGGCCCTTGGGGACCGGTGAGACCCGTGGGCCCTTGCGGTCCCTCTGCACCTGCCGTGGGTGTCACGTACAGATAAAAGGTCGTGGGTGCATTGGCCCAGAATATCCCAACGGCCATGGGGACCGTGAAATGATACACGCCACTCGTCAGCGTGTAGCCGGTGGCGATCGTCGCAAGATACACGGAAGGGGACTGCCAGATGGTGAGGGAGGCACTGCCTTTCGTGTCGATCAGCTGAACCAGTGAGTTCAAGAATGTCTGCTGGGTCGTATCGTTCTGAATGTTGAGGGTGCCGCCGTTGAAGTTCCAAACACCTCCACCATAGGGCGGAACATCACTATCGTAAAAGAATGTGCCGTAGCCGACGTAGCCGGGACTGCCCGCTGCACCGGTGGGGCCTTGGGGACCCGTAGGACCCACGGGAAAGGTGGCGATGTAGGCGCCCACCGTGTTGAGGGAGTAGTTGTGATCCGCGAGTGAAGAAATAACGTCGCCGGGCGTTGAAATATTATTTATAGAATCCAATGAGAACCCGCCGCTCTTGACCAGCACGTCACCCGTGATTTCGGTAATAGGGATGATGGGGACATCGTTGTAGTTGATGGTGGTGAGGTTCTTCGTGTTCGCGGCGACTTGTGTTGTAGTGGCCACGCTGACGGATCCGCCGGCATTGCTGAGTGTAAAAGTGTTGCCGCTTTGCGTAAGAGTCTGGGTTCCACCACCACCACCACCGGACGGGACAAGTGTCCATGATGCGTTAGCGGGGAGAGGAGGGACATTTAGAGAAACGGCTGCAGCCACGAAGATGGGCCCTTGATACTGCACAACGCTACCGATGGCGTAATTGACGCTCGAGAACCACGGCCCAGCTGAGATGGACATTCTACAGAGAGAAAAGAAAATGTTTCCAATAATAGATGGAACGCGGAGGCATAGCAAAAGTCAAACAGTATCCACTGGGGGACGATGATATTCGCAAGCTACTAGGTGACGATATTGCGATCCATACGTATCCCCAATTAGCAGAGATGCGTTCTATCAAAGAGCTATTCGATGACAAGGGACGCGCGATTCTTTTATTTCCCAACGCCAGTCCCACGATGGGGCATTGGTGCTGCCTCATAAATAAGACCGACGGCATAGAGTTCTTTGATCCCTATGGCGAAGCCCCCGAGGACCAGAAGGAGGGTCTGAGCCGAAGCCGACTGGAGCAGCTCAACATTGATCGGCCCACCCTCACGGCTCTCCTCAAGGCATCCGGCAGGCCAGTATTTTACAATACGCATCAGTTCCAGCAAGACAAGGGGAGCATTGCCACATGCGGCCGCCACTGCGCCGTTCGGCTCTTCTATGCACCCTATTCTCTGGATAAGTATAACGCCATCATCAAGTCTTCGGGATTGTCGCCCGACGACTTCGTGGCGGGGGTCACGTATGATAAGTTGAGAAAATAAATATCAGCAGCAAGTATAGAATGGCCTACAAGAGCTCAATGGAATATGGATCCACGCTAATGGACGACGGCCTCCCATCCCATGTCTATTATAACGCGCAGATCATCAACAACCGCACGGATGATTTTGATAATGACTACAACGCCTACCCGAACCCTCCTATCCGGTTCAACGAAACCCGTGATGCGGCCCTCATCAAGGATGCATCCAAGTATCACTACTCCATCGTGCGCTTTACTATGAACGGGCCAAATCTGAACCTTCCCCTCTGGATCCCCAACATTGAGACGGGTCAAGCCAACGTGAATCTGACAACCTACAAGTTTGCGATCACCTACCAGCAGACGTGGGGTGTGACCATCGGGGGGGTTCTGCAAGCGGTCACCTTTGAAATCTCACCTCCCGCTACCCCCGTGATTTTTGTGCCCGAATACAGAAACACGCGCATCGCCCCTACGCCCCGCCCCCCGCTGGAAGTACAAGACAGCAGCACGCCCTACTACTTTATTTACAGCTACAGCAATGCGATTGCGATGTTCAACACGGCTCTGGAGACTGCGATGAGGGCCGCCTACACGTCATTTAATACCACATGGCTCAGCGCGGCTGCAGCAAACGGCAAACCGGCGGGAGCCATCACCACGCCGTTTCCCTACACGGGCTTCGATACGGGTGCGAATCCTTTCTGGAATGATACAGAGATTCCCAAGATCACCTACGATCCGGCGGGGGGTCTTTTCACCTTTAACATGGATTCCAATGCCTTCGGTCCTCGCATTAGCAACTTTAGCAATGTCCCTCTAACGAACGGCGTAGCTTCTACCCCGCCCATCATGCGGCTCTTCATGAATAACAACACCTACGGGTTGTTCAGCAACTTCCCCACCATCTACTGGAACAAAACGGCCATCGATGACCTCATCTACCCCGTCCCGGAGGGGTATGTGTGGGAGCTGGTAGTCAAGGGCTTTCCTTATAATCAAGTGCGGGACCAATCGCAAGCCCCTTACAATTCAGCTGGGGGTGGGTTTGTTCCCCCCTCTGCACCGGGCTGGACGAACCCGACCACGGGCAAGAACGCTCTAGGGCCTACTGATCAAGGCACAATGTTTTACCTCGTGACGCAAGACTGGATTTCTACGGACAGCCTTTGGTCGCCGATTGGGTCTATTGTTTTCACCAGCACGCTACTCCCGATCCGCGCCGAGGCCACGGGCACCCCCGTCATCCTAGGCACCTCCAACATTGGCGCCTCCTCTGCGACCAGCCAGTCTGCTTTCCAGCCTATCGTCACGGACATTGCTCTGGACATGGGCGTGGAGGGAGCCGATGCGTACCGGCGCTTCATCTTCTACTCTCCCTCTGCAGAGTATCGTATCAGCGACCTAGGAAGCTCCAAGATAGACATCCGGACCATTGACATCCAAGTCTATTTTAAGAATCGTCTCAACAACAATCTCTACCCGGTGACGATGTTCAACCTCTCCTCCGTGGATTTCAAAATGATGTTCCGCCACAAGCGGTTGGGCGGATAGTCGTTTCCTTCTCCTTTTATTTTCTGCCGACATTGTATAAAATGTCCGCTGACATCCAGAAGGAAGCGATCTTCGACAGCCGCATCATCCAGAGTCGCCCGCGCTTCGCCGTAAGTAAAGGAGCCCTCAGCTTGACCAACGCCCCGTTCTCAGCGATAGCCGCCACCTCGTCCCAACTTACTTTTAACATTTACGTGCCGTCCGAGAACGTTTTCGTGGATCGCAAGCTGGAATGGACGGGCACCATCAACCTCTCCGTGGATGTGCAGCTCCCGCCTTGCGCCGCGGCCACCCCTATCCTCCAGTTCGGCAAGGATTGCGCCATCTCCCCGTTCCCGCTCAATAGCATCTGCAGCACGATTTCGAGCACGTGCAATGACACCACTTCCGTCATAAATACACAAGATGTGCTCAAGGAGGTCCTCCGTCTCACGGACTATGCCTCTAACCGTGTGCAGCGCACGACCCCCACGATGCTGGATAAGTATCAGTGCTACGATGACTGCTACGGTGCGAACAACAACACCCTTGGCGGCTACGATAGCTCATCCGAGTCGGCGGAGGTCCCCAACGGCGCCTACCCGGGTGTCGCCTTCACTGATTCCACGGGCGGCATCTTCCGTGCTACTAGCGCCACGACCGCCGTCGCAGCCGCTGGCGCGACCTACACGGGCTACAACGTCACGAACGGCGTCGCGGTCACCAACGCAGACTTCGGCACGTCCCAGCTGTACCGCGTCTATTTCTCCATCACCTCTACGGAGCCTCTGGTTCTGTCACCCTACGTCTTCGCGGATCACCACGAGTGGGACACGGGTCTCTTTGGTTTGGGGGTTATGGCTTATTAGCCATTTCCTTGCGAAAGCCTAAGTAGTTCTGAAAAGGAACTGCTATAACATCCTACTGGAAATAACCAGTCATGCGGGAAACCCCTGAGAGTCTTACTTACCACTCACCCCCGAAAGGGAGGCTGAGGATCTCGTTTAATTGACGAACCCGACGGTAAAAAGAGTAAGAATTGGGCAATCCGCAGCCATGTCCCTAAAGCCGCTATGTTAGGCTATGGGATCGGTTCAACGACTACACGGGTGTGTGGGTGAGGAGACTAACAACCTCCGATGACCTCATAAAGGTATAGTCTATGCCGACTCTCCGGCGGGAGAGTGTTAAAGTATGGCGAAAGCCACGGTACTAACAGATCAACAACATTCAGCTAGTCATGAACTTGCAGTCCAGCGTCGCGCGTGTCCTCCGCACGACGAGCCGCACGGGCAAGACGTTCGCCCAGATTCAGTTCAACCAGTCTGCCACCCAGCCTTGGTCTCTTGCACGTGTCAATTGTCAGTTCCTCACGCCCTCTCTGGATGTGCCGCTGCCCCCCAAGAGCGTGGTACCGTACATGGAATTTCCACGTTACATCAGCCAGCCTACCCAGACCCCGATCGCCGCGGGGTCTGTCTCGCAGCTGTCCTCCCAGACGATCACATTGCCCACTATCCCGGATCTGCTCATCATCTACGTCAAGGCGTCCAGCTCTACGGGCGGCTTCATTACCAACGGTGTTGTCCCCAGCAACTACTCCGACTTCTACCTCCCCGTCGCGTCGCTCTTTAACAGTGCGGTGGCGAACCCTTTTTCCTGTAATTTCGATAATTTCAGCGGATTACTCAGTTCCCACACAGCCGAGGAGCTCTACGGCATGGCGGTGAAGAACGGTCTGGAGATGGACTGGGCCGAATGGTCTGGCGCATTCCGCGCTTCTGTTCCCCCCTACACACTGGCCCCCGCGCCCGGTGCAGCGGGTGACCAGACCCAGACGGCTCGTGTCCCCGGCCAGCTGGTCCCTTCCGTCGGCTCCATCCTTGTCTCAAGCCCGTCCCAAGACATCACCCTCCAGTCGGGCCAGAGCTGCTCACTTGTTGGCAATTTTACTCTCCAGTTCAACTTATCCGTGGTCAATAACACGCCCTACGCCGTCGTCCCGACCATCTACACGATCACGGCCAATTCCGGATTCTTGGAGTCCATCCGTGGCTCCAGTCGTATCATCAAGGGCGTTCTCTCCGAGCAAGACATCATCAACGCGCCGGTCGCCCCCGAAGGTACTCGCACGGGCCTCGAGCGCAGCGTCGGCGGCATTTCCTTCGGCTCCCTCGGCAACATTCTCAGCCGCGCGAAGAAGGTCTATGAGGCCTCCAAGCCGGCGATCTCGGCAGTTCGATCGGCCGTAGATGCTGCACCGGGCATTATGTCGGCAGTGTCGGGCAGCGGCACGGGCGCGGGGACCGGTGGTCGTCGTGGTGCGAGGGGTCTTGCGGCTCGGTTGCTGTAATCGGCAATTTTATTTTCGGCCTATAGAATATAAATGTCTGTCGCACAGATTCTAAGTGGATCCGCCTCCGGTGTAGCTGGTTCTTTGGTGTATGCGGGTATCTTCACTGCAGCCGCGGGCACGACCAGCGTGTATTTGCCCGGCCAGACGGCACCCGTAGGCGGCAACGGTGTCGCCCTCACAACTCTCTTCCAGACAGCCCCTCTCCCCGTTCTTTCAACTCCCGCTGCGTCTCTGGGCCGTGCGACGGCCGGGCTAGTCGCGCGGACTCTCTGTATTCCTCTTGGTGTCACAGCCCCCGCCACGAACACACCCTTGAACGCGACGGGTGGTCTGCCCGCCGGTGCAGCCGCTAACGAAACCTACGCCTTCGTAGCCAACGCCACCAATGCGGGTCGGTGGCTTCTTCTAGTATGGCAGTAAGCGTCTTTTTTTTCATTCACGTATGTAGATGAACACACCTACATACGCGATGGACATAGCTGGCAATATGGTGGCCCTTGAACATATCCCGACGATCACCACGTGCATCCCTTCAATTACCACGGGACCCACCTTGCCGGTCTATTCAACCCCTACCATAACACCCCGATCGCTAAAGAGTTCGGCGAATATTTGTCCGATTTCCACGCCCCTTTTATCTTCGTTGCCCTCGCTAAATATCTCGCCCGGTGTTCGTTTGCGGTCGGGTCGTGTGCTAGCGAGTAAAGCACATGATCCCCCAGCCCCACAGAACCAAAGCGAATCAGTTTGCCAGCCGCGTTAGGGATCTGCAGCTTGTGCGTGTCGTCTGAACTGAACCCCAACAACGTATGAGAGAGCCCGAGCTTCTTAGCTTTATCTTGGGCTTTCTTGAGGTAGGTGGCGGGACTGATCCCGGCCTTCTGCAGCTGCTTCTGGAACTTGCTGGCGGGGACCCGGCCACCGCCCCGACCTTCAACATGTTCGTCACCATACCCCTTATAGACATAGTCCCGAAGGTTCTGCCCCAGACTGTAGCGAAGGTAGTAGCGGCCGAACTTGGTGGGAACCCCCGCAGTAGAATCCGTCTTGAAAATCTTGGTTAGTATCCGTGAGGCATCCTTGTGCAGATCGGCGGGGAGGCCTTTGGCTTTCATATCGGCAGCCACCTTCCTTGCGCCCATCGCCTTCCGTTCCGCATGCGTGGTCTCTTTGGCATCCACTGTCTGCTTGACGTATTCGTTCTGACGGGTGTCTGGATTGAAACGGACGCCGCCGCTGCCGATGGGTGACTTGAGAGGAGGGAACTCTTTTCTGATTTTATTTCGGGGCTTCTTCTCTGGCTCGGGGGGTGGTGCTTCATCCGCGGGGGGTGGTGCAGCAGCGGGTGGGGGTGGTGCAGCCGCAGCGGGGGGTGGTGCAGCCGCAGAAGGGGGTGCGTGCAAACTAGAGAGCTCTGCGAAATACTTGCTTCGTGTTAGTTCTTCTGGAACAAAGAAACGACCAGTCGCTACGGCGTAGTGTAGCTCTCCTCTTACGAATGCTCGCGCGATCGCTTTGAAATCGCGTAATAACTCTGTCTTCGTCTCCGGATCAAACTTATATTTTGTGTCCATCAAAGCATGGCCGTGATTATACATTCGTCGGAATACATCATAAGTCGGAGGGTTCATAAATGCTTCTCTCTGGAACCTAACCCAAACTTTCGCGAGTTCATCTTTGTAATACCCACCCCCCTTCAGACCGCCGCGTCCTTCGATGACGACGTTGCCCACAGCTGCAGCATCGGTGACGCCTTGGAAGAGCTTGTCCGCATACTCGGGCAGAGAGGACGCAATGGATTCTAGAGGCTGCTTGACAAACTCGGTGAGGCGCGGGGTGATCTGCTGGTTGCCTTGGAGGATGCCCAGAATGAAGTCTTGGCAGTTGTTCGATAGGGCATTATACACGAACCAGCGCTCCTTCATAACCCCTTGCCCTGCCTTCAGCAAGCCGTTCAGCGTATTGTCCAGAGCCGATTGCATGCCGACGGTGGCGATCTGCGTGTCCTTGGTGGGGGCCCGTGCAAGGGCCACGCTGATGACTTCGTTTTTCTCGATCACATACCGGGGCCCCTTGGCTAGTTCAAACTCAATGCACAGATGGAACATCTTGTCGTAGTTGGCGTCTTGCTGTGCCTTGCTGAACTGACCCATCGTTAGGAGATCAACAGCGTAGGAAAGAAAAGATGGAATAGGATCACGGCGGACCACCATTCGGGCGATGGGCTGAGCCCCAATTTCTTTAATAACTTTACGCACACTAGGAGGATAATCCCTACGAACACCAGACAGAGCATCTCTAACCCTACCCACGACTCTGCCGATGGGCTTCGTGACCGCGCTGAACATATCCCCAAAGAATCCCTCCCCCTTCAATCCGTGCATGTGGCCGCTGCCCAAGAAGCTGCCGACTTGGGAAGGGCTGGGGGCAAGGCTGGCTGCTGTGTTCAGTAGCTTCTGACCCAGCGGTGCATCGCTATAGTATTTGCTGCCCGGGGGCGCGAGGCCTTGGTAGGTTTTCTTGATGAGCTGCCCCACGCCCGGCACCACAGCTCCCACCACATCGGATCCAAAATCAGCGAACTTGGTCAGAGCCCCCACGACATCCTTATTGAAGAACTTGCTGACGGGATGCTCGGCCCAGTATTTGTCCTCTGCGTCTTGTTTCATCTTGGCCATCATTTCTTGACGCTGGACTTTCTCTTGTTCAAATCGTTCAAGGTCTTCTACGGTGTGATTCGTTCCAGCAGAGACTGAACCGTTCGCGTTGCGGATCGCCCACTTGCCACCGGGCCCCAGTGCATCGGCTGCTGCTTGGTCTCGGACTTCCGTGTAGCCGGGTGGGATGCCAGCCCGACCGCCCGGCTGCTGGTCTATGATAGACGCATCGCGATGTCTTGTCCAAGGTGTCAGATAGTCCTTCACGTAGTTAGCGGGGGTGGCTGCAGTGGGATTATACGTCTTGACACGGGCGATCCATTGGTCCTCGGTCATTGGCTTCATGGCCGCGTAGGCACGGGTCACATCGTTCTCGAGGCCTCCCCTCATACGGCCCTTTCCTTTCTTTGCTACAGACTGCCAGACTTTTGCGTTCGGGGGTTCTGCCCATAGCGTGTCCTCCTTGGCTTTGTAAAGCTTGCCGTTGTGGCTAACTGTGTCACCCTTGAATGTAAGCTTGCCCCGCT